TCAATGGTATCGAATCATACATCATCAAAACTGCAAGTAGACCAACATTTACTTCGGAAATAGTTGAATTAGACCATATCAACGTAAAGCGTAAGATAAAGGGAAAATCTAACTGGGATGATATGAACATCACACTTTATGACCCAATCGTTCCATCAGGAGCACAACAAGTTATGGAGTGGATTAGAAGTTCACACGAATCATTAACAGGTAGAGATGGATACGCAGCATTCTATAAGAAGGATATTACTTTTTATTTGTTAGGACCAGTTGGTGATAAGATTGAACAATGGACAATTAAAGGAGCATTCATTACTTCAGCAAACTTTGGTGAGTTGGATTGGGCTTCAAACGACCCTGTATCAATTGAATTAACTTTAACATTTGATTACGCAGTATTAGAGTACTAAAATTAAATAAAGTAATTGAAATAAGAGGGGCGCAGAAATGTTCCCCTTTATTTTTTTAAAAATGTGATATATATTAGTAAACACATTAAGTTATATTATGGAAGAACAATTAGAACAACAAGTTACGAGAGGTTTAGGGGCATCCCAAACTACAACTCAAAAAAACTTCCCATTTGCAACGGAAGTTATTTCATTACCATCTAAAGGATTAGGATATCCAGAACATTCACCATTAGCTAAAGGAGAGATTACTCTTAAACTAATGACTGCAAAAGAAGAAGATATTTTAACTTCTACAAATTTAATCCGTAAAGGACTTCATTTGGATAAGTTAATAGAATCAGTAGTTGTAGAACCTGGTGTAAATATCAATGACCTTTTAATTGGAGATAAAAATGCAATTCTTATTATTTCAAGAATGTTAGCTTTTGGGCCTGAATATGATATTACAGTAACAGATTCAATATCAGAAGAAGATGTAGTTGTAAAAGTTGATTTATCTAAATTAAAAACAAAAGATATAGATTTTTCTTTGTTAAATAGGAGTAATGAATACGATTTTGTTTTACCAAAATCAAAAACTCAAATTAAATTTAAATTACTCACTCATGGTGATGAACTTGCAATTCAAAAGGATGTTGAAGCAAGTGAAAAGATATTAAAACAAGGAAACGAAATTACTACTAGATTTAGAAGAATTATTACGGAAGTAGAAGGTAATAGAGATTTGGGATATATAAGTAATTTTGTTTCAAACAGATTATTGGCAATGGACTCCAAATCATTAAGAAAATATATTATAGAAATAACTCCAGATTTGGATTTAAATATAGAATATGAAAATTCAGCAGGTGAGACGGAGGCTCTCCGTATCCCATTCGGGGTAGACTTTTTTTACCCTTCCGAATAACCATTCCGTAGTATTACATCAAACCATTTTTCAAATGATTTATTTTGCAAATGGTGGGTTTAATTGGCATGATTTATATTTCATGCCAACTAAACTTAGAGAGTTTTATTGGAGAGAATTGTTAAAAACAAAAGAAGAAGAAAGGGAACAAATTGAAAAATCTAGACCATCAACTACAAATAATTCATCTAAAACTCGAAGAAGATGATATTTATATGAGTAATATAAATTAAAAGTAAAAACATGTCCCATAAATTATTAAACGAAGGTATATTAGATAGGTTTTTTTCTTTATTTCTAAAAGCAAAATCACAGAATAAAGAATCACAATGGTTATCTAAACTAAGACAACAAGACCCGGAACTTGCTGATATATGGTCTAAATGGGATAATGATATAGATAAAGTTTTAGATTCAGCTAAATCTTTGGCAAAAGCTAAAAATCTCGATTCAACAGAAATAGATTCTGTAATTAAAAAATATAGCTAATATATAATAAATGGCTGCTTCAAAAAAACCCGCAAAAACTAACCAATCTTCAGTTAAAAGACAAAAAGAGGCAACTGCCGGTTTAGAAAGTGCTTTTGCTACAAGAACCGCAGGGTTAGAAGAAACAGATGCTTTATATGAAAGAGCTAATAAAAAATTACAAGCTCAATTAGCTACACAAAATCTTATAAATGCATCACTCAAAGAGGCAAATAATTTAAGTAAAGCTCAAAAAAAAGGTGTTGAAACTCTTACTAAAATGTGGGGAGAATTTGAAAGTCTCCAAGCAAAATATAAAAGAGATGTTAAAGATGGGTTAATGACTCAAGAACAAGCCAATAAAAAATTAAAAGAACATCGTGTTGGCTATGATAGATTACTACAATCGACAAAACTTAATGGTAAAGAAAATGCAGAATTAGTAAAAGTTCTTAAAAGTATGGGTTCAGAAATGAAATCCGTTGGTGATGCATTTGATAAAACAGAGAAAAAGGCTCAATTATTAAATGCTGCAATGGACCAATTTGGTTCATCAAATATCCCAATGATGAGAGAGTTTTCTCAAGTTCTTCAAGGTATAGCAAGTAAAGACCTTGCAGCAGTAAGAATGGCATTAACTGCAGCAGGAGCAGCAGCAGCAGTTCTTGCTAAAAGTTATTTATTTCCTGAAATGAAAGCATCACAGGATGTAGAGAATGAGGTTAAGCAAATCAAAACCGATAATATTGCTGATATTGCTAAAATTGAAAATAAGCGTGGATTTGTAATTGCAAAAAAAGAATTAGAAAGAAGTAAAAACCGTATTGAAACAGAAAATACTGTAAATACTTTAATAAACGATGCTAATTTTGCATCTCAAAGAGCAGCAATACAATTTTCAGCACAATTACAAACAGGTGCAGCAGAATTTAAAGCAGCTGCCAAAACTGCACTTTATGGTAAAGGTATAGGTTCTATTGGATACGGTGCAGCACAAATGCAATTAGCGGGTATAGGTGCAGAAAATGTAGCTGCTTCTTTAACTACTGCAACAAAAACATTAGGTACTAAAGTTTCATCCGATTTTGCAGCTGATATGTCAGTATTAGAAAAAAGAACGGGTCAATCTTCTGAAAATGTATCAAATATGGTATCCTTTTTTAGAAGAATGGGAAAACTTACAAATGAGAGTGCATTAAATATGACGGAGGGTATGCGAGCAATGGCAGAATCTGCGGGTATAGATTTGGGTGGATATATGGAAGAGGTTGCACAAGCATCCAAAGAAGCATTAGGATACCAAATAAAATCAGGTCCTGCATTACAAAAGCAAGTTGCATACGCACAACAATTAGGAGTTTCGTTTGGAGATATAGCCAAAGCAGGTAAAAGTATGGTATTGAACTATAAAGATAGTATCAAATCAGAAATGAGTTTATCAGCAATGTTGGGTAGAAATGTAAATCTATCAGAAGCACGTGCTTTATTTGCACAAGGTAAAACTGATGAGGCATTAAAATCTATCAAAGCACAAGGTTTAGACCCTAAGGCAATGAATATGTTCCAACAAGAAGCACTCTCTCAAGCATTGGGTGGTTTAGATTTGGATACAATACAAAAAATTGCAACCGGAAGTGCTACTGATGTAAGTGCACAAACAGGAAATGTAAAAGCAGGAAATAAAGGGTTTTTAAAAACAACACAATCTGCACAATCTACATTAGCATCACAAACGGCATCAATATCTGCAAACACTGCAGTCATAGATGCTCAATTATCTGGTAAAATAACCGATGCATATTTAAATTCTAAAGAATATAAAAAATATCAAGCAAGTTTAATAACATTAGAAAAACAACAAACATCATTAAATCAAAAAGAAGAATTAGCATTCAAAAGAAGTGGTGATTATTTAACACAGTTAATTTCAACTGCTAAAAATAATATTGAAAATTTATTTTCAAAAGATAATTTTAAAACACTTGGTGTAGGACTTGCAGGTGCTCTTGCTGGTAATGTATTGGGTAAAGGAATTGAAAAATTAGTTGGTGGAATACAAAAAGTATTTGTAGTAAATAGTGGAATAGATTTGCCTAATAAAAAAAACAAAAAAACTCCTGCTAAAACTCCTGCTAAAACTTCTGCTAAATCTACTGCCAAAACTTCTGCTAAATCTACTGCCAAATCTGCTACGAAACAAGCTGAAAAATCAGTTGTAAAACAAACTGAAAAACAAGTTGCAAAACAAGCTGCAAAACAAGCTGCGAAACAAGGTGGAAAATCAGCGGCAAAAGCTTTGGGAAAAACTTTACTTAAAAAAATACCATTTGTAGGACTAGCTGCTTCATTATTATTTGCAGGACAAAGAGCAATGGCGGGAGACTTTGCTGGTGCAGGATTGGAAGTGGCAAGTGGTGGAGCATCTATAATTCCTGGATTTGGAACTGCTGCTTCTGTTGGAATAGATGCAGCATTAGCAGCTAGAGATATGGGTGCATTTGATAGTGTGAATCCACAAGCTACTATTAAAAATGGAAAAGTAGTTCCAAAAACAGTTGTAGCAAAAGCTGCTACACCAGCATCAGCAGCAAAACCATCACAAGTATTATCAGATGTTCAATATCAGACAAGATTACAAATGAAAATGGTTGAATTACTTGGTGTAAGTTCTACATTATTACAATATATCTTAATAGAAACTGATAAAGATAAGAGTATTAATTTAAATGGTGTTAGATTAAATCAATCATTAATGAAAAATTTAAGAACTCAAATGGCAGTAGGTAGAAGAGAAACGATAGGTGCTCCTACGGGGATGTAATAAATTTAAATAATTCATATTTATAGTAAATAGATACACTATAAATGCCTACAATATTAGAACTTTTTGATTCTGGAAAGAAAGAACTATACAATAATGAACTTATTCGTATAGATAGTAGAGGGTTAGTTAATCCACCAAGAGCAGCAGCATTACTAGCATCTTCTCCAAATACTCTTGCAGATTTAGTAGGTGGGCAATTAGCAGGAGCTATTGGTGGAGTTGCAAATAGACCATCAGATACTATATTTAAAAAAAATACTCCATTAAGTAAACCAATTACATTAACTGCATTTACAGAAGCAGGTTTAAGAGATACGGTAGAAGCGGGTACTGATTATACTGTAAAACAAAGTCCTACACCCAATTCAGTTCTTAATTCACTATCACAAGGTGGTTCATCTCCAATAGGAGTTACAACCAATTTGGCAATTCAAAGTTTAAATAAGTTTGGAAGTAAAAGTGGATTAAAAGCATTGGGTGATTCTTTAAAAAAGAAATCCCCAAATCAATCAAATGGTTCATTTGGTGACCCATTATACACAAATAAAAAACCATTTTCAAAATATTCATACGGAGAACAATCTGATGCAGAAAGAACTGGTGCTTATGCTAAAACTTGGGATAAATCAAATGAGGAATTATTAGAAATTACATCATTTGAAGATGATAAATCATTAGCAAAATGGATGAAAGAAAATGTTCTTTCAAATCAAGTTCCGATAACATTTCAAAAATATGGAAAAAATACTATAATTCCATTTGTAGGAGCAATATCTGGAATAAGTGAAGATGTTACACCTGAATGGACTAATTTTAGATATGTGGGAAATCCATTTAAAACATATAGATACCAGGGAGTTGAACGTTCTGTAAAGTTTAATTTAAAATTATACTATATAGGTTCAAAATCAAAACAAACAATGATTAAAAAAATAGAATATTTAAAATCATTGGCATTTCCGGATGAAAAACTTTCGGAATTTTCATATAGTGGTAATCAATCATCACAATACGCATTCTCACCAAATTTAGTATTCTTTTCAATTGGTGATTTGTATAAAAATATGTTTGGATATATAGAAAGTTTATCATTTAGTATAGAAGATAATACGGTTTGGACTAAACAACAGACGCCGGACGCAAGTTCAGATGCTGATAATTCATTATACCCAAATGTAATTGATGTTTCTATTGGAATAAAAATAATAGAAAATCATGGAATAGAAGATAAAAAATTTAAATATAACTTTAATGGTACTAAAGTAATTGATAAAAAATTAATTCAAGCAAAAACAGCAGCACCAGACCCTATAATTACTATTGTTAATGGTAGACCTGTCCTTAATAATCCAAATCCTGCACCAGGATTACAAAGAACAAAAATAGATGTTGCAAAAATAAAAGAAGAAAATATGGCTAAAGAACAAGAAGCTAAATTCCTTGCTTCTACTCGAAACATGTTTGAACCAAGATAAAATGGCAAGTAGATACCAATATACAACCGAATTAACAACTGATAATACTAAACGAAAGTATTTAAGTTCCGTTATATATCCAAAAATAAAAGCAACTGATAACGATATGTATGTAATATCGGAAGCTAGTGATAGATTGGATATATTGGCAAGTAAATACTATGGAGATAAGTCATATTGGTGGGTTATTTCAATTGCAAATAATTTAAATGATGCTTCGTTTCATATACAACCAGGTCTTCAGTTAAGAATACCATCGGATTTACCAACAATTTTAAGAGATTTTGACAAAATAAATAAATAAGTTATGCCTGCAATTCCATACATCCAACCCATACCAAAGTGGATTTCAGAAGAATTAGATTTTAGAGCTAATAACCCTGCTAAATTAATTAAAACGCAACCATTTGTTATATTAACATCTCCTGCCGTTGTAACAAGTGCCGAACATAGTGTGGGTATGATTGAATCTGAAAATTATGCTGGAAAATATTATGGATGTGTTTTATCAAATACAAACGATGTTAGTAAGTTATATCAAACTGGCAATACTATTGCGGGATATGATTTAAATGGAAAGCCAATTGAAGTAACCGGAGAAACTAATAGAAAACTATCAGTACCGTTAATTATTGATTTACAAATTGAAGATGGTGGTGAAAACGCAGTATTAAAAACGGCAAAATTAAACATAAAAGTATTTTCACTAAAACAATTGGAAATGTTTGAAATGTTTTTTTTAAGACCAGGTATGCAAGTATTATTAGAATATGGAAACAATTCCGATTTAACTACTGATACTAACACAATTCAAAATTGTTTATTTCCAAAAAATAGTTGGAGTTCTTTTGTAGATGAATTTACAAATGTATATTCCCCATTAGATTCAAAATGGGCAGATAATAAAAAATCATATTTAAAAAAATTAAAAGATACAAAAGGTAATTATGATGTTTGGACAGGTAAAGTTTTAACTTACGGATTTTCAATTGATACCGATGGTACATATAATGTAAGTTTGGAAATATCAGCAGGAAACGAATTAGCATCCCAACTACTTAGTCAATCTTCAAAATCTGAAGGAAAAAAAAGTGCAAAAATAATAAAAGGTGATGTAAAATCATATGTCGCAAAACTTGCAGAAGATATTGATGTACAGTTATCGGAAACTTTTAAAGATGCATCAAAGTGGGAAAAGGAATTTTTTAATTGGGGTATAGAAAGTAAAAAAGCAGAAGATAACACAATATCAAAAACACCTTATATTTCATTTAGATTGATATTAGAAATTTTAAATACTTTACATCTTTCACCTAATATAGTATATGGTAGTGTTGGTAATACTAAAGTGTTGCCTGTATCTGCTACAAAATTTATGATGTCATCCAACGAAAACATTATTTTTCCTGGAACATTACCCAAAGTTACAGTTGATTTAGATGGAAGCATTAAAGTTGGGTTTGACAAAATTAAAGACCCTAAAACAAACAAACCAACATTTAAAGTTTCTACTGGAAGAGAATCTAAAATAAATGGTTATTCATTTTTGTTAGATGAAAGTGGTAATAAGATTACTAATTATAAATTACCAACAGATACTACAGAAATAACATTACCTCCTTATACTGGAAATTTATTAAATATATTTATAAGTTATGATAGATTTGTGGATATAAAAAATAATTCAATTAAAAATTCAGATATATTATTTGAACTTTTAACTTTAATTCAAATGAGTATGTATGGATACTCATATCTTGAATTGGCAACTCCAGATAGTAATCCAAATCCAAATGTTGGATTAACAATTATTGATAGAAAATTACCAAGAGTGTTTACTCCGAGTTCAACTGCTCCTACATATAGATTTAAAATTGGAGCAACAAATTCGATTATACAAACATTTTCTTTTGATTTTCAAATGAGTGATATGATGGCTGGTCAAACTTTGTACTCATCTCAATTACAAATTTCAGAAGCAAACGAAACTGTTAATACTCAACAATCTGAAAATTTAAGATATAAAGAAAACTTGGCTGCAACTGCAGATATGAAAACTCTTAAAAATGCAGATGGGCTTCATTCTATAAATCCAATTGAAGTCAGAATCCAAAAAGAACTTTATAAGAAAAAACTAAAAGATAACGCAAAACCTCCACAAGATAAACAACCACCAACTGGAAAAGAAACAGAAAAAATAGATAAAGAAAAAAAGGATAAATTAGCTGAAAAAGTAAAATTATCTGAAGAATCCATAAATAAAACTTATGTTAGATTTAAAATTGGTAACGAACAACATAATTTAATTTATACAGATGAATCATTATTAAAATACTATTTAGTAAAAACACCGGAACCAGATACAGTTTTAGTTTCCGGTATAACTGTTACTATTGCAATTGATGGTATATCAGGACTTGCTACTGCAGATTATTTTCTTATAGATGGAGTTCCGGAAGTATATAATCAAAATGGTTGTTTCCAAATTATATCTATACAACAAGGAATTAACGCAGATGGTTGGCTGACTACAATTACTGCTGATTGGTTAAGAAAACAAATATAGCAATGTACACAGATTTAATTAAAAATAAAATATTACCATCATTGTTTATACCACAGACAATTGTACCATCGCCAACGGAAATCGATTATGCGCAAGGTTTTATAGAAAGATTTTTTACTCAAAAAGCAAATGATGTAAATGGGTTTGTATATGAGATAGATGAAAAAACTTATATACAATTGTTAAAAAATCCATATTGGTTATCTGAAAGTATTTATTGGAGAATACTAGGTCCTTTGGATATGGTATATAATGATAATGGTATGGTTATAGATAAAGGAGTATTTAATGGAAACAGAGCATCTATACGATTGGGTTCAGAAACAATAAAAAATTTAGGATTATATTTACCTAATATTTTACAATTTCATAAATGATAAATATAAATACAACTCCAACTTTACCTTATAAATGGCCAATTTTTGAATTTAATATTGAAAATGATATATTACCAATAGATTCATTTTTTAAAAATGAAATAAATTGGTCACCATACTTAGATACTATAAATAAAAGAACACCTTATAATTCAAATATGCACTCCGATGTAAAACTAATTGATAGTATAACGGATATATTTAATAATGATGAAATTATAAATACAATTTGTAAGATTGCAAGTGATAATGATATTATAAAAAGAAATTATTTACCAACCCCACCACAAGAAACTAACTTCAAAGATTTTTTAAAAAGAATAACAAAAACAATTGTTTCTATAATAAACTGCCCACCTGGTTCCGAACTTATACCACACTTTGATAACAGAGATAGTGTTGGTGGGTTTATACTTAATTTAATAGATAACAAAACCAGTACTGATTTTTTAGATTATAGAAATAATAATCAACTTATGTATAAATCTCCTAAAAAAAAAAATACTGGTGTAGTTTGGTTGAATTGTGAAAATACAATGCATAGTTATAAAAACGATTCCGATGAAAATAGAATAATTTTATATTCAAATATTCTCTTTAAATACGAATAAATTTTGAAATGTAAATTATTTTTTGTATCTTTGTAGATATGAATATAATTGAGACAGATAAAGATTTACACTTATTAAATCCAGAGGAGATTTTACTGATAGTTCCTGTATGGAGTTCTCAAAGGGGACATCAATCAATGTTTCCAATATCATTCGTATATATAAAAACTAAAGATACGGATTTTATTTTAAATTTCCAACACATCGATGCAGATTGTGTTACACCATTCCCAATACATAAACTCTGCAATCCAAACACATTAGTATTAGGAAACCGATATATCCAATCAATCGGACTTGATTATGAGTGGGTATATTTTGAATCAGTAGGTAAACCATTTATATTTAATGATTTTGTAGAAACTCTTTTTAAGGGGTATAGAAACGATTATCTTTTCAACAACGACTGTATTCCTCTTATGAAGTGGTACGAACTCTTAAAATCAATACCTGAAGGTTTTGAGATAAAGGATTGGTATCGTAAGTATTCAGATTCAATATCTCTATTAGGAAAGGTGGAAGGGGCGGGGGTTCAAGTCGAAGTGGAAAATTTTATTGATAGATTTAGCTTCGATTCTCGCTACATCAATGGGGGTAAAGTTCACACACAATACAATCCATATACCATTACGGGTAGACCATCCAATAGACACTTAAACGTAAATTACTCTGCTCTTCCTAAAGGTGATGGGAGTAGGGGAACTATCATAAGTAGGTTTGATGAGGGAACTTTGATTGGATTTGATTATGAATCTTATCATATCCGTTTAATCGCGGGGTTGATAGGGTATAAGTTTCCTACTGGTATATCTGCTCACCAATATCTTGCAAATCTTTATGGGTGTGATTACGATACTGCAAAGGGTCTAACGTTTAAGTATTTGTACGGAGGTTTAGACGACTTTGCGAGAGGGATACCTTTCTTTCAAAAAGTAGATTCATACATCGAAACTTTGTATCAACGGTATGTAATTTCGGGTAAATTGATAACACCTTTATTTAAAAGGGAAATTAATCATAATCGAATCGAATTACCGAATCAACAAAAGATATTTAACTATCTTCTACAAGCATTAGAAACTGAAATAAACTATATGAAGATGGTAGAGATGTTGGAGTTTATGGATGGGATGAAATCGAAAATAATCTTATATACATATGATGCGTTCTTAATCGACACTCACCCATCGGAAAGGGAACAAATTTTGAACCTCCTACCGACAATTATGGAAAAAGGTGGATTCCCTGTCAAAGCAGATGAAGGAACGAATTACGATAAATTGGTTCATTTACAATAAAGTTTTATATTTATACAATATACACAAACACAAACATATGAAATTAGTAAACTTAATTCCTTTAAGGGAAATGGATTTTAGAAATCAGGCAGCATTTGATTCATATCAAAAACAACATACGTTAAGACCTGATACAAAGATAACAATTGCAGGTAAAACTACAACTGCTGGTCAAGCTGCTCAAAGTTCTGAACCTGTAAAAGGAACATCGGTATTTGGTGGAAATAGTAGTTCAAAAAAAACAAAAACTGATAAATCCGATATGGGTGTAGATTCAGTTGTGTATAACAAGAGAACAAAAACAGTTGGTATTGTAAGAATGGGAGATGAAAGAGGTGAAACTAAAACTGATGCTGATGGTAATGTAAACACATCCGAATTAGAACCGTATAACCCAATGAAGTATTCATATCAAAAGAATGCAAAAGTTGCACCATCTACACAAAAAGAAGTGGATAAGAGAGGTTTATGGAATCCATTTAGATAAATTAAATTATGTATCCAAATTTTGAAGAGATATTAGAAGAGTTAAGTTATAAGGTAGGAATTGTTGATTTAACAAACGAATCCCACAAACAAATATTGGTAAAACTTTTAAGAGAAAGAGGTATAGATTCTGCACAACAACTTACAGATAGAGCATCTGTTGTGTTTGAGTATATAAAGGAGAACACTCCAAAACCAAAACGTATTCTTAGAGAGGATACTGTTGTAAAAGGTAAAGATTCGGGTAACATCTACACAGTTAAAACATTTAATGCAGATAGACACGTTAAACCAACTCCTGCTGAAATACAAAAAGCTAAAAAAGATAATGGTGGTAACTTACCATCAGAACCTAAAGAACCTACACAGGGTACAAGTGTATTTGGTAACGATGGTGGTGCGAGTGTATTTCCTGAACCAACTGCAACTCAATCAGAACCAAAATCTGATTTTTCAGAATTAGAAACTGTAAATAAAAACTCATTAGATTCATTTGTTAAAAATGGATTTGCAAAAAGTGCGGGAGCACCTGGTACTGCTGGTTCTATGTTAAATGAAATTGTATCAACCACATCTGCTACAAATGTATTAAATTCAAATGAAGATTTTGATTATGATTCTCAGTTAGAATCCAATATTGCAAGATTAAAAGGTACGGGATTGGGTAAAGAAAATGATGGTAATGACCCAGCGAGTGGTGTTAAAAAATCAGAAGCAGCCGAAGTTGGTAAAAAATACGGTATATCAATAGGACTTGCATCAAAAGCAATTATTGCAACAAGAGCAGCACAGAGTAAAACTAATCATGTAAAACAAGCAATTATAGAAAAAAATGGTATTGAAAATTCAACATCTATACCATTTTTTGGAGATGCAAAAGGTTTAAAAGCACAAGAAGCTGCCGTAAATTCTACTACTGGTAAAGTATTTTTAGGAAACACCGAAATTTCAAAAGAAGAAGCAACTGAAATCATCAGAAATAGTGGTGGAGGCGAAAACCCATCGGATACTTCTATATTTATCTTAAATAAAAATACTGGTGATTTACATATGACATTTTATTCCGATAAGGATAATGTAAACGCAATTGTTGCCCAATCTACAATCAAAGCCGAAGCAGAATTTAAAAAGAAGCAAATTGATGATTTTGTTGAAAAGGGATTAATTACACCAGAACAAGGTGAAGTAGTTAAAAAGACAATAGTAGGTGCTATAAAAGATTATCAGCAATTAGAAACCGATTTAGATACAGTTGTTAATGAACCAATTATACATTTACAAAGTGTAGACCCTAATACTTTAATAGAATTAACAAAAACACTATCTACTGGTGCAAATAAAGATAAGTATTGGAATGGTGATAAGAATGTAAAAGGAGTTGCTCAATTAATGACAACATCCAAAAAACATATGGCATATTTACCAGATGGACATGCTACTCCACCTACCGAAGTAGAAATGATGCAAGGATTTATTAAGTATGCATCAGATACAAATAATACTTTAACAAAACCAGAACAAAAAGTTTTATCGGAATTATCAAATAAAACAAATGGTCCTAATTTAGGCCCTAAATTGGGTGAAATTAGAAAAAGAACGGTTGAAACAGATTTAAATTTGATTAAAAAATTGGATGAACAAACTGTAAATATAAACGGAGTAAATGTTGGGGTAGGAACTTTATTAGAAGCCGAATCGGTAGCCGAAAAACTACACCTTAATATTATGTTTGGTGGTAGTGGTGTATATAAAGACCCGGATGCATTCTATCAAGAAAGTGGTGGTGTTGCAGTTAATAAGCAAACTATGGAAAAATGTTTTCCATTTGGTGATAAAAATGATATGGTTTCTCATTTTGAAGTAGGAGAAGAGAGAGAAACTACTAAAAGAGGCGAAACAACTATAACAGGTGGTTCTAAAATAGTATATGCTATATCAAAAAATGGACAGAGATACCCAATAGGAGAAAAAATCCAACGTTCTAAGAGTGGTATTTTAGGTAAATTACAAACAGTTTATAAATATCATCCAGATGTTCAGGCTTGTTTTGCTAAAAATGGCTAGTAATAAAATCGTTTTTAGTTTGTAATTTTATATTTATCCTTAAAGTTAATAAACTAATAATAGATGAATACACAGTTATTATGTCTTTTTACTACTAAAGAAGAACTAGATAAATCATTAGAATTCGTTCTAAACCAATATATACTTACAAATCCAAACGTTTTTGTATTAGAAAGCAAAACAAATGTGGGAGAACTTTATATTACATTTAATGTAGAAAAGGGGTCTGTTGCAATTCCTTCCCAATGGAAAACAATTTTAGTACATAGAAAAAAACAATCAAACACAATCTACACCATCAACGCACTTAACGAAGTTGTAAAATCTAAAACAGGTGGTATGTTAGATAATACCTATCAGTTGGAATGGGATGAATATAAAAACTGTATTATCACAACATCTCCAAACGGATACAAAAAAATTCCTACAAAAGTTTTTAAAGCAATTAATATAGATAATTTGGAAAAGTAAAATATTTTCCGTATATTTGTATTAATGAAAGCAGAAAAATTCGTCCCATTACAGATTTCAGAAGATAATCCAAACGAACTATTTGAAAATCATCAAATTGAAATTGCAAAGGCAATAGTTCTCGCAATAGAATATGCCATAACAAACAAAAGAAAAAGAATAAATTTTGCAGAAGTAATTGTAAAAGAAATTCTTGTTATTGCATTAACAATTAGAAGTGATGAGTTTGATGGGTTATTAGATGATAATATAAAAATTTTAGAATACAACGAAGAATACGAATTATGCGCATTAGCAATAAAACTTAAAAACAAAATAAATAAAAAAGATGAAACAGTTACTAAAAAAAATCGAATTGTGGATTGACATCCATTTAGTGTATTTTCTGTATAACGGAAACAAAACAGAAAGGTATTATACTATGTTACAAAAAAAATGGGGTATTAAAAAATAAGTTATGACAGAAACTAAACTAGAGCAATCAGCAATTGAATATTGCGAAGAAGTGTATCCACAAACCTGTGATGAATTCAAAGTTATTTTAAACGAGATGTATGAAACATTTTGTAAGAAACAAAGAAACTACGGACCTGGTAACATTTCAGTAGGAACTCCATTACAAACCAAAGAAGATATTAAACTATCTTTGACAGGATTGTGGTTCAGACAAAACGATAAAATAAACAGATTAAAACAATTAGTAGTTATGGGGCAACCAGACGAAGTTGGAGAATCAGTTGAAGATACTTACCAAGACTTATCCATATATTCCGTAATTGCTCAATTAGTGAGTAGAGGAAAATGGGCAAAATAAAGATTTTTTATTGGGCAAAATAAAGGTTAAAAATGGGCAAAATATTAATTACAGGTGGACAAGGAAAGCTTGCCAAAAAGTTTAAACAAGCATATGATGATTTAGTTTTAAATCCATCAAAAGAAGAATTAAATTTATTAGATTCAAAAAGTATTATTGATTACTATAATAGTAATAATGAAGATATAGATGGGTTAGTGTTAAACGCAACATTATATCCATCCGATTTTGATAGGTTTCTTAAATTTTTTGATGTAAATATTTTAAATGAGTTTATAGATTCTTTCAAATTAGTTGCAATTGGCAATCAACAACTTATAAATTTGTACAAAGATAAAATAAAATATGTTGTAAATGTATCAAGTGGTATTACATTTAATAAAAAACCACTTGGAAAGCATTTTGGATACAAATTACAAAAAACAATTTCAAATTTTATTATAGAAGAATATGCTATTAGAGAACAATATTCTCATATTAAATTTATTAATTTGAATCCATCTCATATGGAAACTGATGAGCATTACGAAAAAGAATCTAAATTGTTATTTGATATTATTCAGAATATTGAACAATTTAAGAATGGTGAAGAATACTATCCTTGGAATGGTGTTATTCACGATATAAATAAAGAAACCACTATAAAATTAAATTAAAAAAATAGTAGGAAATGTAACAAATATTTCGTATCTTTGTTACAATAAAAGTAAAAAGGTTATATTTAGATATAGGTAATCGCGATATAACCTTAAAATTTAAAACAATTTATTAACACTTAAAATTTAAAAAAGCAATGGACATTTCATTAGCATTAAAGAGATTTAGCTCTCTTCAAACAAACACAAAGAAGTCGGATTCAATTTGGAAACCGGCAAACGGAAAATCTCAAATCCGTTTAGTACCTTACAAATTTAATAAGGACAATCCTTTTATTGAATTGTATTTTCACTACAACATTAACAACAAAACTTACTTATCTCCAATTTCATTTGGTAGACCTGACCCAATCGTAGAGTTTGCAGAAAAACTTAAACGTACAGGTGATACTGATGATTGGAAAGCAGGTAAGAAAATGGAGCCAAAATTAAGAACATTTGCACCCGTAATCGTAAGAGGTAAGGAAAGTGAAGGAGTTAAGTTTTGGGGATTTGGTAAAACTGTATATCAAGATATTTTAGGATATATAGCAGACCCTGATTATGGTGATATTACAGACCCACACACAGGACGTGATATTGTATTAGAAGTAGTATCTGCTGAAGAATCAAATGCAGCATACCCAACAACTACAATCAGAGTTAAACCTGCGGTATCTAAAATCTTACCAGAAGCAGAAGCAGTAACTGAATTATTGAACGCACAAAAAGATATTACGGAATTGTATTCTGAATTATCTTACGCAGAATTGAAATCAGTATTAGAAAATTGGTTAAACCCCACTGCGGGAGCAAATGGAGATAGTGATGAGGTTGTTGCTGAATTAGAAGCACCAAAACCAAAACCATCAGTATCACATGATTTAGGTGGAGCAACTGTATCAAAACCAGTAGTAGATACACTACCTTGGGATGATGAAGTTCCTACAACACCTGCACCAAAAGCATCGGTAACAACAAAAGATGATGTTACTTCGGCATTTGACGATTTATTTAACAACTAAAATTAGTTACAAATGGCAAAAAGAGAAGATGATTTAGCAAGTTTACTTGCCGATTCTCTAAACAAACAAAATAAGGATGGGAAGATTGCCTATTTCTTAGACGATGATAGTACGGATGCTCCGACAAACGTCAAAGATTGGTTATCAACGGGAAATGCAATGTTAGATGTTGCAATCTCAAACAGACCTTATGGAGGATTGCCAGTTGGTAGAATAACAGAAATAACGGGTTTAGAGCAGAGTGGAAAATCTCTGCTCTCTGCCCATTTATTAGCTGAAGCACAACGTAAAGGTGGTGTT